CGAGCATTGCTATTCGTGTGAATATCAAGCATTTTCTCAGCGCAATCAATTACTACTTGTGGTACTAGATGTTGTTGGCTCATTATCAGTTTCCTCTTCAACTGTATATTTCTCAATTCCCACTATACTACTCTTTTTCGTTTTCGTCAACTTTTTTTCAAAGCTGCCAATGATTTCATTAGTAATTTCATTGTACTCAGTTTTCTTTCCAGACATCATAGCGAATGACTCATCATCAAGTTCTGAAATGAGCATGTTGTTTACCATGTTCTTATGTTTGATGTACTGCTGTTTCTTTTCTTTTGAAATTCTTCTGATGAAAGCATTCCAAGCGATCTGAGTGAAGTAAGCGAACGGGTTGCTAGACTTTTCTGGGTCAAACCCATTGACAGAAACAATACAGTTCTCTATGGCATCTGCAATCATTTCATCTCGAAACGAGTAACCTATGAAGTTTGGTTTGGTTGACAGCTTGGTGCAGATTGCCAGAATGCATTGCCCGATATAATCAGGAACTCTTGTGTTCGAGTTTTCTTGTAATTTCAACTTATAAGCTACGATCGCCTCGAAGAAATCTTTGTTGTTAACGTAATGTCGCTTAGTTTTTTGTGTCATAATGCTTGACTTTCCCATGAATGTAAGTATAATCACTAATGTGATGATGATTATTGAAGATCAACGGTGTAGGTACGGTATGGAAACTTTTCTTCATTGTAGATCTTTATGCGCTCCACGAAATGAAGAATCGTATGATTCTTTTTTGATTTCCAACTTAGGTCATCCGCTATATCATATAGAGTAGCTTTCATCTTTGATTCTGAGGTCCGGAGACCTCTACCAATCGACTGTAGGTTTCTTACCCTGGACTTCGAAGGACTAGCAAATAGAACGTTATGCAAATTCCGAATGTTAATACCTGTGGAGCTAGTCCCGTAACTAGCCACCACAATGGCGTTAGTCTCTGTTTCAATGATCTTTCTGATGTCTTCACGTTTTTCTCCATCAATAGCTCCATGAATGAAAAAAACCTTACGCTCAACAGCTTCCTGTGAGATAAGGTCATATAGGATTTTGCCATGCTTTTCTACGAATTGGAACAGTAACAATGTGTTACCACTCAATGACAAAGCCAGGTTCTTGATGAACCTGTTTCTTGCATCGTTTCTTACGATAAAATCGATCTCAGATTGATAATCAGCTCCAGCCATTATCTTCCTTATATCATCTTGATATTTCAATATTATAGCTTTAATTTGAAAATTAGCAAGATGTTTTTGTTCAATAAGATCTGCTGTTGTTGTTATTTTCCGAACTGGTCCAAACAAACCTTCAAGAACAAGCTTGTGCGTTTGCGTTCCATCAAGCGTTCCAGTGAAACCGAAACGGTATTTACAACCTGTAAGCTTAGACATAATCGTCGTAAGAGACTTAGCCTTGAACAGATGAGCTTCGTCGCCAATTACAACATCGAACTGATCAAACCAAGACTTAGGCATCTTGTAGATCGACTGCCAGGTTGATATTACAAAAGGTTTCTTTGATTCTTTTTCTTCGCCTGACATGATCTTATGAATCATACCTTCTGGTAATCCATAGTCTTCAAAGTCCGAAGCCATCTGGTGGACTAGAGAAGTTGTGGGGACAATTACCAGAGTTTTAGAGCGAAACCAACAAGCAAGTAGGTAGATAATAAGGGACTTACCAGAACCAGTAGGAGATAGAAGAACAGAACGACGTTTTCTAATCGCATGTACGAACGCATCGATTTGATAATCCCTTGGTTGATGTTTTGGTTGTAGCTTCTCGATGAAGTTTTTTGCTTCGATTAGCGAGAACTCAGTGTCAGCAAACTGACCTTCGTACTCAATTTCATATTGTCTGCTCTTACAAAATTGTTCTAATTGCTGTGATAGCCCGCAGTAAAGCAGACTTACCATAGGATTGAAGATTCTAATCTTTCCGTCCCAGAACTTGTTACGATAGGCAGGAGTAAACTTCGCTCCGGGAACATCAAATGTGAAGTAGTCCGCTAACTCCATGGCTACGCCAGGGTCGCAGACTATCTTGTTGTAAACCTCATCATACTGTAGAACTTTTATCTTGTCCATCAACCACCAATAAAAATGTTTCGCGAACCTGAAATTAAAATGTTGTCTGAAGTGTATTCATCACCTATTCGACCAGCACCTTTGCCGTTAATAAAGACTGTGGAAGAAAAAGTGGTAAGAACTGATACGTCAGTGCTACAACCAGCTCTTGGGTGAACTCCAACTTTGTCCCCCTGACGAACTATTCCATAACCATTTATAAAAACGTCAGGAGAGCCTTCGTTGGTTATGGTTTGTACCGGGCTACCGCACAAGTAGCCAGCACCAGTTTTAGAAAAGACTTTGTCTTGCCCGGAAGATCTAGCTGCAGCTGGCATTATAATCCTCCTGCTATGGCTTGTCTGAAGTTTGTAATACCAATTTCATAGTTCCAGTAAACGTACTGACTCATGTTGACATTGGTGTTACTTACACCATCAGAAACAACAAAGTTGTAAGTAGAGATCGACTGAGAGTAGACTCCCGGTAGAGTCCACTCAACAACTGCAACATAATCAGGTAGATTAGAAACTGGAGCCTGCAACAGTGTGTTGTCTTCGAGCAAAAGTATGTAGGACTCTCCAGTAATTACATTGTTCAGATTACCACTAACAGTGATCTTGTATGCATAAGGATCAGTGTTTGCTACTGTGAATGTGACATTACTGTACGTAGAAAACGAACTGTTGACAGAAGTTATAGCAATTGCACCAGGAGGATCTATTTCATCAAACAAAGAAAAAGTCAAGTCCATAGAAAATGGAACGTTTTGGTAAACTGAAAACAGATAGCTATTCGTTCCAGGATAGGAATCGTTTGGAATAGTAGGAACAGTTGCGTTTGATTTAACGATCGTTACAGCCATTATCCGCCCATTGTGAATTTGATGAAGTCTATGGCATTCTTGATTATATAGCCTCTGGTTTGTAGAGACTTAATGACAGACTCTAGAAACTCAACCTTTTCCTGTTGCATACCAATCTTAAGCGATAAGTCAATAATTTCTTGATCGCTTTCCATATACATTGGAATGTCAGCTTTCAAGATCATCCCACGTGCGGGCATGCGCCAGCCTTTTTCTTTGGTTTCTTCGGTGGGACCTTGAGTGTAAAACTCGTATTTCTCGAGCTTTAGCTTTTTGAAATTAGCCTCAAGCCTCCGAAGCGCTGTTCTTTCAGCAACAAACATCGTGTAGTACTTGTGGTGTAGCTTGGGGATTATTAGGCTTTCCTCAGCAAGATTGGTCTTGTCAATCTCTGAGTCTTTTTCCCAGCAGCTGAAAATCTCTTCAAACTTCATTTCAATGCCCATCTAACTTGTTTCTTCAAACCTTTATTATACTTGAAACAAACTAAAAGTCAAGCTGTTATTTTAAGAATTTCGAACTTTATGTATCTGAACTGAACTTCAGCTTCGATGTAAGAAACATCTTCCATAGAAGAATCAAATGTTATAGAGGAGATTTTCGTCGGAAAAGCTTCTTCAAAAACAAATTCGTAATTGGGTCTTTTGGCGCTTGAGAGAACAGTTAATGAAACAACTGACTTGATTGATTCGCCTGTGTATGATGGATTAGCAGCTAACGTGGAGTACTGTTCGAATGACTGTTTACCTGAACCTCTCATCCAGTTTTGGATTTCAAGATAATTTTGCAGATTCTCATCAACCCTAAAGGATATTGATAATTCATCGTATTCGAGCTGATCACCAATTTCAGGGATTCTCACGATAGGGTTCGGGCTGTATGTAGCAGGAAGTGTGATGCCCGGAATCGTTACTTTCTGAACGAAAAAGTTAAGATGTGGCGCTCTCTTGATTATGAATTTGAAATTAAGAGGCGAAAGGAAATTTTTGTTTGATGGTGTATTATCAACTGCTGACATTGCTCACTCCGACGCTTTTCACTATTTATAACAAAAAAAAGAGAAGCCGAAGCTTCTCCCTAGTTTGCGGCTTGAAACCGTCTTATGGGTCTCAGATTTCAACTGACTGAGATTCTTTTGTATTTAGGGTTTTGTTTTTTCTAAACTCTTCCCAGCGTTTTTTTGCTGCTGCAGATACTGATTGTTTTCTCTTAGAATCCGCAGACCATTGTTCTTTCATACGTTCAGAATTAGCTGTTTTCCATTCTTCAGTATGCGGTTTCTTTTTGATACCTCTTAGAGCAGCTTTATGTTCTTCGGTCATACCGCCTCGTTCGGCGAACTTTTTTTTCTTGGCTTCTGAGATTTTCTTGGCTGTTTCAGAAGAACAAGGTCCAGTTGATTTGCCTTTTTTAGCAATTGAAACCCTTTGACCAACTGTTTTGATGTGTTCTTCGTATTTATGCCAAACTTCATTAGTAGTTACGCGCAAATTATAGTAACGGTTACCGACTTCTTCTGGTTTTATCATATCAAGATAACGTTGCTCTTCTTCGTACAGTTCTTTTCTTGATTTTATACCACTTTTTATTATTCTTCTTTTAAAATCTTCTGGTCTGCGTTTATAAGCGTCTCTCATCCAGTTAGAACTGCACAAATACCCATCATTTTCTTTACCCCATCTACAACCAACGTAATAACGTTTGTGTTTACGGTCAAACCAGATGTATATGAATCCGTGTTTATTATAAGTATGCATAAGCTGGTGCTCCTATAAGCGTTAGAGTCCATGGATGTTAGCGCATCGCGATGGACATTTAATAAAAAAATAGCCTTGGAATAATCTTCCAAGGCTATTTAGTTTTTGTAGTTTCTTATTTCACTTATTAGCTAAGCTATTTTGGAATACCTGATAAGTGAAATATAGTGACCTACATTAAATTATTTACGATGACGCGACGATAGTAAACGTTGGTGTTGATTGTCAGAGCACCTGAACCGACTGTCAGACCTTGGGCGAATGGATTTGCTACCATGCCGTAACGAGTCTTGAAGCCGATCTTTGGCTGGAACGTTCCTTGGTCAACAGCGCGTACCATCTGCAGAGGAACGTATGGGCAGTAGAACAGACCAGCGTCGAATGCAGAAGAACCCTT